TTGATCAATGCACCGGGGTCTTTGATCTTGAGGATTGTGGTGACAGACGGCACTTTCGTGCCGTCCGCCAGTTTATATCCACCGCGTAAGGTGGCCATCAGAACGCGATCTCATCGTCGGTAAACTCCTGATTGACAGGAGCAGGCTTCGCTGCAGCAGGCGCTGCCTTCGGCAACACCGGCGCATCTACCACACGATTGGCGATCTTGTCTTGCACCCACTGCGGCAGCTTGTCAAACGCCACCGGATCAGGTTCATCGATGCTGTACGTCAGCGCCTCACCCTCCAGCGTCGGCGCCGGCATACCCTTCGGCAGCGGCATGATGCTGGTGAGGTTGGCGTAGGTCTTATCGCCTTTGACGCTGTGCGTTACGTTGATGAACGCAGGCTTGCCGAGCACGTTGACCAGATCGAACTTCTTCAGCTCTTCTGGCGTAAAGGCACGGCCGCGCCACGATTGCAGCAACTGCCGCAGCGTCGCCTTCTCGTTTAGGCTCAGGCCAACCGTGCGGCTGATGACCGCAGGCAGGCTTTTGGCCTCGCCATCCTTGGTGATCTCGACGCGCTCGCTCGGGATCTGGAAGCGCAGCATGAGCGTGCGCTTGGGCGCGTACTGACCGCCCGGTGAGGCCTGCACGCCAAGGTCTACGACCATGTCGCACACGGCTGCATAGGCGCCTGCCTCGAGCGGCTTGCGCTCGGGATAGTTGCCACCACTTGATGCTGATACATAAATAGCCATTGTCTTAAGCTCCTTCAGTTACGGTTCACCAGTAATCGACGCCGCTTCTTTTGCTGCGCCAGTTTGGCGGGGGAACCTGCCGCCATTCCAATTTTGCATCTCGGCGCAGTTTGCGCCAGAAGTCGAGTATCCAGTTCATCGCTCGAAGATCGCCACAGCAATCGCGAGCACTGCGAACACAGCGCACACCTTGATCAGAGTCACAGCGTGCGGCAGCTCTTCCGGGGTCAGGGTAAAGATGTCCATTACACTTCCACCTTCGGGCGATATTGTTTGTATAGCGCCTCGGCTTCATCGCGAAGGCCGATGTTGCCGAGCTGGTTGATCATCATGCGAATCTGTAGCGCGCTGTCCCAGCCTTTCTTCCAAGCGCGATAGTCGTCGCTGTATTCGCTGTACCAGTCATGGGTCTTGAGCTTCTGCTCGAGGTCTTGCAGGGTGGTCATGGCTGTCTGCTCCATGAGGGGCGGCTTACGCCGCCACCTCGGTGCTGGCCTGAACTCGCTTGATGGCGCGAATCAGGGCATCGCTCAGAGTGTTACTTTTGCCGGTTCCGCGCACATCTTTGCCCTTGCCAACCTCAAACGCGGCAACCATGTACTCACCTTCGCGGCCGTAATTGTTACCAAAGAAGTCAAAGTCAGTTCCGGCAATGTTCAAGGTAACGTGGTAGAACGTTTCGCCGCCGGCTGAGTGTTTCTTCATCTTGATCATTTTTGCTGCCTCTTCTATCGCTTCTGGACAAGCACTGCGCCGTCCATGTGTTGCATTATCCATATGGCAAAACCGGCGTCAAGCACTTCTTGAAAATAATTTGAAAATATATCGCTTGCATCCTCAAGGCTCGCTTGTTACCCTCGGCGGCTATGGCTAAAAACAACGTCTCGCCGCAGACCGCGGCCCTACTCCACGCAGTCGCGCAAGCAGGCGGACAGGCTGCGCTGGCCCGTAAACTCAAGGTAAAACCGCAGGCCATACACCAGTGGCTTACCGCTGGCAGGGTGCCGCCCCTGCGCGTACTTGCGGTGGAGGCCGCAACTGGTGTATCACGCAAGGCTCTTCGACCGGATATCTACCCATGAAACCAGAACTGACCGCTATCGTGCCGGTCGAGAAGATCCTCGATCTGGCCAAGAAATATCCCGTATTCCCATGCAGGAGGAACGATGAAAAAGACGCAGAAGGGCGCACGCTCAAAGCCAAAAGCCCACTCACCAAAAACGGATTTAAAGACGCCACGCAAGACGAAGCCCAGATTCGTCGATTCTGGGCCAGTCACCCTGACGCACTCGTTGGGGTTCCAACCGGCAGCCGCACCAACCTCGCCGTCATCGACTTCGATACTCGGTCGGCTGACGCAATGGCTCAAGAGTGGCTGGCAGAGAATCAAGCCGCTCTAACTGGTACTCGAGTCCACCAGACCGGCGGCGGTAGCGGCGGCCGGCACTACATCTTTAGCCTGCCGCACGGTGTCAAGATCCGCGGCGGTGTGTCCGTCACGCTCGGCAAGGTCAAGCGGCAAGGCCTCGACATCCGCGCCGAGGGCGGATACATCATCTGGTGGCCGCTGCACTACGGCCAAGGCGGCCCGTTGAACGATATCCGCTCGCTACCCGCAGGGTTGATCGACGAGCGGCGCATGGATCTCGAGCTGCCGGCAGAGGTGGCGGCCAAGATGCCAGCGAAGCCCGGCACCAGTCAGGACTTCCAGCGAGAGCTGCCGCGGATCACTGAGGCGCTGGCGTACATCGACCCTAGTCCATACGACGCATGGCTCATGGTCGGCATGGCGCTGCACCACGCAAGCGGCGGCGCGGACGACGGCCTCGAGCTGTGGGATGCGTGGTCAAGCGGCGGCATCACCGGCAGCCTGCCGGACAACTACGCCGGGCGTGCTGATATCGAGTACCGCTGGCAGAGCTTCCATCTGGATCGCGGCAAGGGCGTAACGCTCGGCAGTCTGTTTAATGCGGCCAAGGGCGGCGGTTGGGTGTCGGTGCCAGAGGCAGTGCGCTTAGGGCCGCCGAAGCGCGAGGAACCGCAGGTGTCCTACGACGATGTGCCCGAGGCACAAGGCATGATGCGGGTGGTTGAGCCTGAAGTGCCGGATGTACACACAGCGTCCGGACAAGCGTCGCCCGTTCGACGCCGTCTCACGCTGAGGCCCATCGGTGAGATCGTGAGCGAGCGGCGCGAGGCGACGTGGTTGATCCACAACGTCATCGAGGCCAATGTGCTGGCCGTACTCGCAGGGCCGCGCGCCAGCTTTAAGTCGTTCATCGCGCTCGACTGGGCCATGAAGGTCGCCTGCGCAGGCAACGCGGTGGTGGTGCTGTCGGGCGAAGGTGCAGGCCTAGGCAGGCGCGCCGAGGCGTGGATGCAGCAGCACGGCCAAGGCCAAGAGCTGGAGGATCTGCAATTGCTGGCGCTCGAGTCGGTGGCCAACCTGAACGCTGAGGAGGAGATGGCAGGGCTGCAGCAGGCCATCGAGGAGGCTGGCATTCGGCCAGCGCTCGTGATTGTCGATACCTTCAGCAAGTTCTCGGCAGGGCTGGATGAGAACAGCAACCAAGAGGTGGCCGAGTATCTCTCCAAGCTCACGGTCGGTGTCCGCGAGCGGTACTGCTCCACGGTGCTGCTGGTGGCTCACAGCGGCCACGGCGATGCCAAGCGGCCGAGAGGCGCTAGTGCGCTCATGGCCAACCCGGATGCTGAGTACATCGTGCAGCGCCCAGACGTGCAGGCTATGGCCGTGACCGTGACGAGGGAGCGGTTCAAGGATACGGCTTCGATGTCTCCACTCGGATACGAAGCCGTGGAAGTCGATCTGGGGCGCATTGACAGGTATGGAGAGGCGGTCAAGTCATTGGTGATGAAGAGCACCGATGTGATCGTGGCGACCAAGCGCATTGAGCCGGCAGGCAAGGTTCAGAGGATCATCCTTGAGGCGCTGCGGTCGCGCCAGAGGGCGTCAGAGTCGCCTCTGGTTTGGACCATGACTGACCTGCGGCAGGTCGGTAAGGAGTGCGGGCAGTCAAAGCAATCTGTCCACAAGGCGGTCGAAGCGATGGCCATGAGTCCGTTTCTGGTGAGCACGATCGGTGGGTTCAGGCTGTCAGATGAGGCGCTAAATTGACCGGTCAAAAAGTCAAAACCGGTCAAATTTTGACCGAAGTTTACCGTCTATGCGGTCAAAAAAGTCCACTCTCCCTTTAGGGAGTGGACTTTTGACCATAGATTTTGACCGGAATGAGGTGGAGCATGAGATACAAGACTGAGAAGGGCGAAGGTGTTGCTTTGGCGCAACATGTTGCAGATACGCCAATGGCTAAGCGCATGGTCGAGGGAATGGGCGAGGAGGGGTTGGCGCTGATGCGTACCTTCCAACAGCACTTTGGTGCGAAGCTCGTCCACTACCAAGACGAGGCTGGCGAGGTTGGTAAGCGGCCGGGGTGGGCGGAATGAAACAGGACGCCATGAAGTTGCTCGGGCCGTTGGAATGGGAAGACTCCGCCTTCTGGGGTATGACGTCCAAGTGCCGTCGGTTCTCGATACGGAGCCAGACGGTCAACGGTAAGACCGAGCATGTGCTCTGGAGGCGTGGCCGGGATGGCACGGTCATACCGATAAACCTTGGCACCTTCGACACTTTCGAGAAGGCGGTCGAGTCTGCTGAGGAGGCTAAGTACGATACGCCGAAGCGACGTCGGCAGGAGTTTGAGTGGTGAGAAAGAATTGTCCGATCTGTGGAGTAGAGAACACGGGCGGCTGGCCGCACACTTGGCATAAAAGCGCGCATCGAAAAAAGAGATATTCTGTTGAAAATATCTCAAAGATGATTAATGAAAACGCCGAAATGCGTTTTTTTATCAATCTTGTTTGCCATGCCGTTGACTTGGCGCGCCAACCGGACGACTGGCGATCTAACCCAAAGAAGTCACGCACCGAGTACCACCGAGAGTATTACTGGCGCCATGCTGACAAGCGACGGAAGCAACGGCGTGAGAATAAATCCATGCGGCGCAGGGTGCGGCCATTGATTGCCGGACTGTGCCGTGCTGTAGACTTGGCCAGAATATCCGCGAGGTGGTGAGATGGGAGCAAGACAAAGACAACGTGGCGCTGAAACAGAGCGCGAGGTCTGCAAGGTCATATCCGAATCAACAGGGTGGCAGACTTCCAGAATTCTAGGTCAGGCTCGAGATGGTGGCGCAGATGTGCGACTGGCTCAGTTTCTGATCGAGGTCAAGCGTCGAAAGTCCATTGCGGTCTATGAGTGGCTCGAGCAGTGCCAAAGGGCTTGCAAGCCAACTGACAAGCCGGTGGTGATCGCGAGAGGCGATCACAAGGGATTCGTCGTCATCCAGCCTCTGGAAGATTGGCTTGAGATGGCCAAGCGTGAGTTACCCGAAAGATGAAGTGCGCAAAATGTGGGAAGGCGACCGAGGTTGTGAAGGTCTACCAGTTCCCAACTGAGGCGAGACGAAGGCGAGAGTGTCTGACCTGTGGGTTCAGGTTCACGACGGCAGAGAGAGTCTGGCGTAAGGTCTACGCCGATGAGATCCGAGCGGTCAAAGAGAGGCCAGCAAAGAAGGTCAAGCCTGAACCAGCACCGAGACGAAGGGTCTGGTCTAACTTCGATGTGGTGTCGGCTGACGATTACCAGATGGACTGGGAAGACGTCAGCACCTATGTGCATGTGAGGGATGATTGATGGCAGGTTCTCCGATCAAGAAAGAACGACGAGAGCGAGCAATCGCATTGATGGCGAAGGATACCTTCATGCCTGAGCTGTGCGAGTACATCAGCAATGGCGGCAGTCTGGTTCAGTTCGCACTGACGGCGCAGATACCTTACGGCCGAATGCACCAGTTCCTGATGGCCGATGAGGAGCGCAAGCAGCAGATCGAGAATGCCAAGCGTGCTCGAGCGATGTGGCATGTCGATCGCATTGAGCGGCTGGCTGACTCAGTGGAGCAGGAGCAGATCGATCCTCATGCCGCGAAGGTGGCAAGCGATATCAGGCGCTGGGTTGCGTCCAGATTGGACATGCAACAGTGGGGCGACAAGGTGCAGCAGAAGATCGAGATCACCGACACGACGCAGCTTCACCTCGAGGCAGTGCGCAACCTGATGAAGACGGTGAACGCTATCGAGCCTGAAAAGCTGACCTCTGACACAGCGACGCGCAGCGAAACGGACGCGCGCGACACATCAGAAGCGAATGAGAATGAGAATCATTCGCATTTAGACTGAGGTTTTATGCACGCTCATGCGCATAATCGACGGTTCGGCGTGCAGCGCGAAACAACGTGCGCGCAAGTCATTGATTTGCAAGGGTTTGTGCGCGAAGTTCGTATAATACCCATTATGTTAAATGGTGGATAACCTGTGGATAACCTCGATCATCCTGTTGATAACCGCGTAAATGAGAACGATTCGCATTTACCCCCCCCCCCCCCCCCCCCCGGGGTGGCAGGTGGCGGGGGCGGCGCTGGCGTACTACCCCACAGAGACCCCCGTATGGGGCCGAATAACCCCCTCCGGGGAGGCATGACTTGAAAAATCCGTTCTACGACTTCGTTTCGCGCTATTACAGGAACCCTGTGGCCTTCGTAAGGGAGGTGCTAGGGGTAGAGCCTGACCCGTGGCAGATCGAGCTCCTAGAGCTTCTGGCGGCCGGTGAGCGCAAGATCAGCGTCCGCTCCGGCCACGGCACCGGCAAGTCCACGGCAGCATCATGGTCGATGCTGTGGTTCATGCTCACCCGCGCCCCGGTCAAGGTGGTGGTCACGGCACCGACCGCCTCGCAGCTCTTCGACGCTCTTTTCGGCGAATGCCGCCGTTGGGCCAAGCTGCTACCCCCCGCCATAGCCGACCTGATCGAAATCAAGTCCGACCGCATCGAACTAAAGGCCAGCCCGGAAGAGGCCTTCATCTCGGCTCGTACCAGCCGCGCCGAACAACCGGACGCGCTGCAGGGTATCCACGCCGAGTATGTGCTGCTGGTGGTGGACGAGGCGCCGGGTGTCTCTGAGGCGGTCTTCGAGGCCGCCGGTGGCTCGATGTCAGGCCACAATGCGACGACCCTGCTGCTCGGCAACCCCACCCGCACGCAGGGATATTTCTACGACACGTTCTACCGCCTCTCCGGAGACTGGAAAAACCTGCACGTCTCCTGCCTAGACTCGCCCAGAGTCTCGAGCGACTACGTCTCGGAAATGGCAAGCCGCTACGGCGAGGGGTCGAACGCCTACCGGGTGCGCGTGCTCGGCGAGTTTCCGCTGGCCGACGACGACACGCTGATCGGGTTGGAGCTGGCGCAATCGGCCATCGACCGCGATGTGGTACAGAACCCCGGCGCACCGATCCTCTGGGGTCTGGACGTCGCACGTTTTGGCGCTGACTCCTCGGCGCTGTGTAAGCGGCAGGCGAATGTGGTGCTCGAGCCGGTCAAGACATGGCGCAACCTTGACCTGATGAGCCTATCCGGTGCGGTGCTGCACGAATGGGAATCGACCGACCCCAAAGATCGCCCGGTCGAGATACTGGTTGATAGCATCGGCTTGGGCGCAGGTGTAGTCGATCGATTACGGGAGCTGAAGCTACCCTGCCGCGGCATCAACGTCGGTGAGTCTCCGGCCATCAAGGGGCAGTATGCGAACCTTCGCGCAGAGCTTTGGGGCAAGACCAAGGCATGGCTTGAGGCGCGCGATTGCAAACTGCCGCGTGACGAAAGGCTGGTCAATGAATTATCCTCTCCCCGGTACTCGTTCATGAGCAACGGCAAGCTGAAGCTCGAGAGCAAGGACGACATGAAGCGCCGCGGGTTAGCATCGCCTGACGTGGCGGACGCATTTGTGCTGACCTTTGCAAGTGATGCGGCGACGATTGGCGGTGCGTATTCGCCGACGTGGACGAAATCTGTTAAAAGACAAATTCGTGGCGTCGTGTGACGCCGAAAATGCGAGGAGACTGATGAATGCTAAAGCCAAGCGACGTCGCTCTATTCCAGAAGCGCCTCGACAAGAAAGCCCCGTCCAAGCCGGAGCCAAAGAAGCCACCGCAGCCGCCAAAGAAAACGCCACCGGATTTCCCGCCGGCCGCGTAATACTCGCCGAGCATGGCGTACGGATGTTGCGTCTGGAGATACCGGGCGAATATCCAGCGTGCAATCCGTCTATCGCCGCAGATGGCGCGGGGAATCTGGCGTGCATTGTCCGCACGGTCAATTACACGCTCGGGATTGAGGGTGGTATTTCGTTTGGCAATAGCCCTCGCCCTGATACCGCCAACTGGTTTGTTCACATCACGCCTGATTTGACGCAGGGTGAGACGCGGCAGATTGACGAAAGCGTTGTTAGATCGTACCGAGTGCCAGCGCGTGACGGCCTTGAGGATGCACGCCTCTTTTGGTGGCGCGATGGCTGGTGGTACATGGCCTCGGCCTGCCACCACGGGCCGCGCTGCCGTAACACGATGGCGTTATGCCAGATTCCGCATAACGGGCCGGTGCAGGAGCTGGAGTTCTTGGTCAGTCCGCACAACTTCGAGCGCGAAAAGAATTGGATGCCGTTTGTGGACGGCGAGCGGCTCGGATTTCTGTATTACGGATCACCTGCAGAATCGTATGAGCTGTGGCCGCAGAATCGCCGGGTGAATTTGGGCGGTGATGACGGCACGCTGAAGGGCTGGTCTGGCTCGTCGCAGCTGGTGCGATACGGGCAGTGGTGGCTTGGTGTGGTGCACCAGCGCCAGAAGCAGCGCGGAAAGCATGTCTACGCTCACCGGTTCGTTATGTTCAATGACCTGTTCATCCCGATACAGATTGGGCGTGAATTTTTCTTCCGAGACGAGACGATTGAGTTCTGCGCCGGGCTGGTAGAGCACCAAGGCCAGTACATAGCCTCGTTTGGCGTGATGGATCGCGAAGCGTGGCTATGCGCACTCGCACCGGTTCAGGTTG